ATTATATGGTCGTTGACCCTGCCGGAGCAAGAAACTGGTTTATGGTATGGCTGCGAGCGGTAGGCCAGGGCGAGAATACCAAATGGTATGTCTACCGGGAGTGGCCTGATGTCACTTACGGGGAATGGGCGCTGCCGGACAGCAAACTAGACGGAAAGGCTGGCCCGGCACAGCGTGCAGGCGGCGGACGAGGTCTTATCGAGTACAAGGAACTGATCCGTGAACTAGAAGGGGACGAGGTGATCGAAGAGCGGTATATTGACCCCCGTGCAGGCGCTACCCAGGCTGCAACCAAGGAGGGAGGCAGTTCCCTCATCGAATTATTGGACGAAGACCCCAATCCTATGTTTTTCCAGCAGGCAGCAGGTATCCGCATCGAAGAAGGCGTTGCTATCATCAATGATGCACTTTCTCACGATCCCGGTCAGCCATTGTCTCCGATTAATGAGCCGAAACTGTATATATCCAAAAAGTGTGAAAACCTTATCTATTCCCTTCGTGAATGGACGGGTGCAGATGGCGAAAAGGGCGCTTCAAAAGACCCTATCGACTGCCTGCGCTACTTGGCTGTTATGCAACCGGAACAGTATGCCCCTGAGGCTTTCAAATGCAAGGGGGGCGGCTCGTACTGATGGAAAGCCCGGATAACTACCCTATGCTGCTCTCCAGGTCAATGGCAGAGCGCCTGACGGGCATTGATGTCCGTGAATTGGACAAATTGCGTAAATCTGGCATTATCCGGTGTTATACGACCCTAGGTGGACAGCATCGCTTCCACAAGTCATCACTTTTACAATACATCGAATCTAAATCATATCCCGTATGCTCGACAGAGACTCCCAGCGTGACAAACTAACATTTGCTTCCGAAACGCCAAATATTGGCAACCTTCGGAATGAACTTGAGCGTTCCCTGTATAACGGGGGCAATGTCGCTCGCCTAAACAGCAATGACGACATCCGCCTTGCTCGCTGGACAGGCCAGTCTGATGACGGCAAGAAGTACAGCCGTTTGATGGATGAAGGCGAATCTGTCTTCCCGTTTGAAGGCGCTTCAGATGTGCGATGCCGCCTGGTAGATCAAACGATCAACGAACTTGTCGTGCTGCTCGTATCCTCCTGGCAACTGGCTCGCCTGCGTATTTCCGGCACGGAAGCCAATGATACCACTGTGGCTGGCGCTATTCAGAACCTTGCGAACTGGATGGTCAGTAATCGCCTTCGTGCCGAACTTGAGCGTGAAGCCGAACTCTGGGCGCAGTACAGCCTTCAGTTTGGCTGGTCTGCCGTTCATATTGGCTGGGAGCGTAAACTTGGTAGCCGCAATGTGACCATTACCCTTCCCGAACTGGAACTCCGTGCTGTCAACGGAGATGTCATTGCTGCGGAAGCCGTCAAGGAACTGAACCGCACTGGCGCTAGTGACCTTACATCTAGCATCCTTGCTAACGCCCTTAGTTGCCCTGAGCCTGAAGCCAAGCGCATTGCCGAGGAACTTCTGTCTGCTGGCGCTGCCACATACCGGGAGCAGTACGCCGTTAGCAACGCTCCGGCTGTCGCTGCCTTGAAGCCGTTTGACGAGATCTGTTTTCCTCCTGAAACCCTGGATCTTCAGGATGCCCGTGTAATCTTCCGCCGCACCTTTATGACCGAGGTGGAGATGCGTGAACTCATCGAAACAGATGGCTGGGATGCTGCCTTTGTTGATGAAGCCGCCAACTGCGCTGGTAAGTCCTCTTGGTACGCTGATCCTAACCTTGTCCCGACAACGACCAATGTTACTAACACGATCAATCGTGCCGACAACCTTGTCGAGATCATCTACGCTTACACCCGTCAGATCAACGAGGATGGTATCCCGTGCATCTACTACACAGTCTTCTGCCCTCAAGTCCGAGAAGACCAGTACGCTAAGCACGATGTCCTAGACTACGCCCACGGGCAGTACCCGTTCATCGAGTTCCGCCGGGAACGCCTGCGCCGTTCCATTATCGAGTCCCGTGGCATTCCTGAGATTGCCTACACAGACCAGATGGAAATCAAGGCTCAGCACGACTCTATCCGTGACCGCACGGCCTTTGAGACCCTGCCTCCGATCAAGGTCAAGAAGCGTCTTGGCACTCAGAATATCATCCAGCCAGGTGGTCTTCTCCCGGTAACCACCCCGGACGACTACACATTCCTTTCGCCGCCTCAGGGAAATCCCGCACTCGCCTTCAACCTCATTGATCGTGTGGAAGCCCGGAATGCGGCCTATTTCGGCCTGTATCACGCCAGTATTCCTCCTGTCAAGACACAGACTACCCAGCAATTCCTGGTAAATAACTGGCTTACCGCCTGGGGTCGTGTGTTCAAGCAGATCGTTTCGCTGTCCATTCAGTATATGGATGGCGTGGAAATCGAGCGTGTTGCGGGAGTCCCGGTTGTCCTCCAGCCGCAGGAAATCACCGCCACTTACGATTTCAATGTTTCCTACAACATCAAGGAACTCGATACGGACTATGTGATGGAGAAACTCAAGGCTATCTCGTCCTTCGTTGTGCCGCTTGATGCTGGTGGCGTTATTGACCGCAATAAACTTACCCAGCGCTTCATTGAGGCTATCAGCCCTGAAGCCGCTAAGGATATCCTTCTGGATCAGGCTAGTGCCTCCCAGAAGATGTACGAAGGTGTCCAGAACGATATCGCCAAGATGATGGCTGGTATGGAGCCGCAGTATGTCGAGAACGACCCGGCTGCTAAGTCCAAGTTGCAGTATGCTCAGGATATTCTGTCCAAGAATCCCAAGGCTCAGCAGGCGGCTCAGGGCGACCAGCAGTTCCAGGCGCTTCTCCAGAACTATATGCAAAACCTGCAAATGTCTGTTTCCCAGCAGGAAAACAAGACTATCGGACGCTTTGGCGTTACCCCGGTGTCTGACAAGTTTATGCAGGATCAGCAGGCTCAGGGTCAACAGGGCGGTCAGCAGATGCCTCAATTCTAATGTCTAAGACACTTAAAGAACACAAAACCGCACTGTCGTTTGATACTAATGAAGTTTTTGAAGCAGTACTGGCTTACCTTTCAGGAAGTATTGATGCAGAAGTTGATCGGGCTATTTCTTACTCTATCGAAGGGGAAAAGCGTATCCACGCCTGCGGTAGAGCCGAAGCGCTCAAAGACTTCAAAGATCTCCTGCTTGCCGAGCAACAGGAAGCCAAAGAAGGCAAGTTCGGGTCGTGAGTCGTTAAGGAAGTTGCCAAAAGTTACAAAGCGCCCCAAGCGACTTTGACTACCATTGATTTCGTGGGTTAATGCCCATACGCCCCTGGGAGCATATTCCCTGTTATGTCTGAAAACCCTAATGCCGATATCGATCCGGCTCAAAACAACATCGAGGTACAGTCAAATGCCCCTTCTTCGGGCCTAAACGAAGAATCGCTTGCGCATAAATTGCGTGAGACCCTGTTCGCCGATGACGAGCAGGCGGTAGAACCCGAGGCCGATAGCGAGGGTGAAGCCCAGACGGAAGTCAAGGACTCTGAAGATGAGGCACTCGATGCCAATACTGAAGATGTCCCCCAGGCTGAGGATGGCGACGAAGTTCATTCACAGGAAGCAGAAGACGAAAACACAGACGGCAGTCTGTCAAAGGGCGTGCAGAAGCGCATCGACAAACTCACAGCCAAGCGAAAGCAGGCTGAAGAGGAAGCCGAAAACCTCCGCAAGGAAGTTGAAGTGCTGAAGCAGCAGGTAGCCGAGTCCCAGCAATTGAGCGAGAAGGGTGTCATTGATGACGAAAACCCTTTTTCCTCGTTAAAATCAAAGGCTGAAGTGGACAAGGAGATCGAGCAAGCCCGTTGGCTCCGCTATAAGTGTATGGAGAATCCTGATGGTTTCGTCCTTGGAGACAGTGAGTACGGCCAGGAAGATGTCCGGCGTATGCTTGTTAATGCCACCAAGGCTATCGAAGATCACCTGCCTAAGCAGATGAATCGCCTCGATGCCGAGAGCAAGATCAAGCCTATTGCCGAAGCGACTTATCCCTGGTGGAAGGCTCCCCAGACCAAGGAATACCAGCAGGCTCAACATATCCTTCGTACTTTTCCTCAACTGAAGAAGTTCCCTGATTGGCAGATGTTTGTCGGAGATTACATCCGAGGCGCTGCCGTTCGTGAGGCTTCTATGGCTAAAAAGCCTACTCAGTCGAATAAAGTAGCGACACAAGCGATTCGTCCCACCGCTAGTCCGGCAAAACAGAGCGCTAATGAAGCAGGCGCAAAGAATGCCGTCAGTCGATTCGCAAAATCGACCTCCGCAGATGACCTCGCCAAAGTCTTGCTGTCGAAAGGTTTCATCTAATCCCCCCTATACCCTATACCTATGCCCTCACTCCTCGAAAAGAATATCGTCAACGCTGGTAAGCGTGAAGATCTCGCCAACCTCATCGCTATGGTCGATGCGAAGGACACCCCCTTCACCTCGATGGCGAAGAAGGCTTCCCAGCCTGGCAACACGATCTTCCGCTGGCAGGCTGACCGCCTCCCCGCTACCACTGCCCCGACCCCGGTTGTCGATGGCACTGATGTCGATCCTAACACTGGCACGACCAACTTCGTGAACGATGGTACGACCCAGTTCCGTGTCGAACTGAGCAATCGTATCCAGATCTTCCGCAAGGCTGTTCGTGTCTCGAAACTCACTCAGGATGTCGCCAACATCGCTGGTGTCCGTGACGAACTTGCCAACAATGTCTCCAAGGCCATTACGCTGATCAAGCGTGATATGGAAGTGGCGATGTGTTCCAATCAGGCCGCTCAGGTCGATAACGGCACAGTCGGCTACCGCACCCGTGGTCTCGACAAGTGGATCGTTGCCGCCGCTAACATCGACACTGTCGATCTCCCGGCTGCTGCCTCCGCCTTCTGCCCGTCTGCCTCGCAGATCAGCACTGTCGGTACTGCCGCTCTCACTGAGACTGTCGTTCAGGACATCCTGACTGGCATCTACAGCCAGACTGGTCAGTTCAAGGACTACGATGCTCTCGTTGGCCCGACCCTGAAGCGTGCCTTCACGAACCTCGTCTTCACCACCACAGCCTCCGGCACGAACCAGTACCAGAGCGTCCGCACCTTCAATCGTGATGCTGATGCCTCGTCCTATGTCGCTTCCGTGGATGTGTTTGAAGGCGACTTTGGTCGTATCCGCCTCCACCCGTCCTTGTTCCTGAAGAACAACTTCTCCGGTTACATCATCCCGTTCGATATGGTCGAAGTGCGCTACGGCGGCAATGTCGCTGGCGTTACCGAACTGACGGACAATGGTGGTGGCCCGGCTCGCCTGGTCGAAGCGGTTGCGGGTCTCTGCATCCACAACCCGCTGGCCTTCGGTAAGTTCGACTTCACCGCCTAATCAGACAGTCTTGTCTGACATCATCCAGTCTCTGTCGGAAGCAATCCCCGCCGATATGCGCAAGCAGGTCGAACGGGAACTTCTGACGGGCTGGAGGATGCAGGAGGCTGCTGCTTATACGCAGGCGAAGTCTATGGCGGCTTTTCGTCATAGCAATGCGGCTCAAAGCATTGAGGGGGTCGGGGAACTAAAAGCCCAGATTCCCCTCTCTGCTTTTCATTATTGGGGACAACGCCTTGGCTACGAGTGCTGGAATGACAAGGAGTTTATGGACGACTATATCAAGCACAACCCGGAGGTCGCCGTGACCAACCGAGTTAAGCGCACTACTGTCAATGGTGCGATCTTCACGGCAGACGGATTTCTCACATAATGAGAACCACCCACTTTTCCCCCATCCTGTTCAACGCCCTTCAGTATTCCGGGCAGGACAGGCATATCGTCTCTGAGGAGACATTCGCCCAGTTCCGTGACTTCATCAATGAGCGTGTCCGCCACGCCTGGGAGTCGCAAGACTGGCCTGATCTACTTCGTGTAGTCCAACTGACTGTCACCGATGACGGCAATGGACTTGTTACTGCTGCTATCCCGGCTGACTCTGGAGAGATCCTGAACTGTTATGACCGAGACCCCCTGGTCAGCACACGGGCTACTGGCCTATCGTTCCGGATCTACGACAACGGAACAGTCCAGAAACTGGTGATGCCTACAGACCCAGGTACTGTTTATGCTGAATACCGGATTAAGCGACCTGAACTTGTGGGTGACCTGTATGCTCCCGCCATTGCCTATTCTGTTGGCGCTCAAGTCTACTTCGACAGCGGAAGCAATACTGGCACTTACACTCCTGTAGCGGGTAAGCCCCACTACGGCAATTTCTATAACTGCCTTGAAGCGACCACTGCTGGTCAGTCTCCTTCGACACATCCTGCGAAGTGGCAGATCGTACAGATTCCCTATCTTTTCTCTGCTTACGCTGCCCGTGGCGCTTTTTCGGACTGGCTCAAGTCTGAACTCCAACTGGAAGCCGCCCAGGTCGCTGAAGCCGAAGCCCAGAACACTCTCACCGAAGCCATTGACATCATCCTGCGCCAGCAGAAACAGGTCAATCGCATCAATATGAACCGAACTTACTAACGATATGTCCAACATCTCCATCTCCTCCCCGTTTATCCGGGCGTTCATCCACGCCACTGAGACCATTGGTACTTCTGCCAGTACCGCCCTCGCCGTTGCCG